ATTGAGTTGGCGCAAGAATATTGTGCGAAACCTAATAAACAAGAAGCTATCGCCAATAAAATCTATGCTAATCGTATGGGTAATGGTGATGAAGCATCTGGTGATGGTTACAGGTACTGTGGCCGTGGCGCTATTCAGATTACAGGTAAAGACAATTACTTTTGGTTTGCCGCAAGTATTGAAATCACACCCGAAGAAGCATCAGAGTATATGCAAACGTTTGAAGGTGCATTACAGTCAGCTTGCTGGTTCTGGGAAACAAATAATCTAAATACAGTAGCGGATGCCAAAGATATTGTAAAAATGACTCATATTATTAATGGTGGTGAAATTGGTATCGATGATAGAACCAACAAATTCAACAACATTATAAGAATATTGAGTTAAAATGCATGATAAAAAATTATTTCTTTTAGCTGGTGTGATTTTAGTATTGCCACTAACATTGGCTTTCTTTGGACACGACCAATTCAGATACCCATGCCAAGATCCTACTAATTGGGACTCTGAGCAATGTAAATACCCAATATGTGATGTTACACGAACTTGTCCAGAGCAAATATTTAAAGGTCAAAGAGATCCTCGTTTGGGTCCTCCAGCAACCGAGCAAAAACTTGAGCAGATTGGCGTACAGTCTACGCCAGCACTCCCTTCATCAAAAATTAGCACAGGAGCTAAGTGTGGAAAATAATAACTTACCTTTCTTATATTCTGAAGACCAGTTGATGGCTCGTCTGAGATTCTTTATTGGTATTTGTTTAGCTATGACTCTGACAGGTATTGTTTTTGTTGTACTTTACTCTATCATCTTCATCACACAACCTTTGAACGCTATTAGTCCTATTGACCAAAAGTTCTTTGAAATGATTATCCCAATTGCTACATTCCTAACCGGAACATTATCTGGTATTATGTTGGCAGGTGGAGACAAAGACCTCAAAGCAAAGGCATTAGATGCGGCAAACAGACCAACACCAGTATCCCCAGCACCAGTTGATACATCCAGCCCAATCACATTGCCTTCAGCACCTGTTGTATCTACAACAGTATCAAAGCCAGTTGTGTCAGTTAGTATACCAGCAACAGCAACAGCCGATCCGGTTGTTGGCTACGGCGGAAAACTAGCACCACCTCCTGCATCACAGCCAGAAATTTAAGGATTAATATGAAATCAATTATACTTGCCATTGTATTACTTTCGGTTAGTTTTGCATATGCGGAAGCACCAACAAAGAACGTTTGTGAAGTAACTAAAGATGCTTCCGGTAAAGAGAAGAAAGTTTGTAAAAACGTTAAAATTCATAAGAAACTTGACGGTGAGAAATTACCGGAAAAGAAGTAACTGTCACAATTTTTGCTAGAATATAGGACCTGTCGAGAAAATGACTGACCAAGAAAGTACTGAACTACGAGTTGACGTAGGTGTTTTAAAGTCACAAATAACGACTATAACCACACTCTGCGAAAAAATGGATAGCGTAATAGACAAACTAATAGAACAACACGATAAGCATATTGCCAAGGTTTATACTGATATGGATGATAGACGAAAAGAAACTGACAACGATATCAAAGAGATACACAATAGAATTGATACCGTTATTGACAAATTACAATTGTCTGAACTGAGGATTATGGAAGAATTGAAAGACCTCAGAAAAGACATGAAAGAACATAACGAAGAAGAAAATAAATCATTAGAAGCACTCATGCAATGGAAATGGATGATTGCCGGCGGTATAGTTGTTCTTTCATGGTTGATTTCTCATATTAATTATGATACAATACAACATCTAATGAAATAAACTTTAACCTTACTTTATATTATGAGCGTTATAATTGACAGAAGTTTTCTACTTCAAGTGTCTGGTCGTCTGGGTATGTTTACTCAGAAAAAAGATGACCTATACAACTTTCGTTGCCCATTCTGTGGCGACTCACAAAAACACAAAACAAAAGCACGAGGGTACGTCTTTCGTAAGAAAGACGATTACTTCTACATGTGCCACAACTGTAGTATTTCAACATCGTTTTACAACTTCTTAGAAAAAGTTGATCCTGCTAAGACAAAGGAATATGCACTCGAACGATTCAAATCAAATTCTTTTGGTAAAAATACAAACGTATCAAAAGAAAAGATTGTTGAGCACGAACTGGAAAGTAACGCACCAGTTTTCAAAAAAAGATTAGATATACCGACAATCGAATCTTTACCAGAAGAACATTATGCCAAGACATATGTTAAAGAACGACAAATACCGGAACAATTTTTTCCAGAACTTTATTATGCCGAAGACTTCAAACGATTTGTAGATTTTCTCGGTATTGAAAAAGAAGGATTAATCGAAAACGATCCTAGACTAATTATACCGTTCTATAATCAACAAAAGAAATTAATTGCCATTCAAGGACGAGCATTGGGTAACTCTAAGTTACGATATATCACTTTGAAGATGTCTGATGATGAAAATAAGTTCTTTGGACTTGANAGGATCGACACAGAGAAGATGATCCGAGTAGTTGAAGGACCTATAGACTCNATGTTCATTGAGAACGCTATAGCGACTGCTGATTCAAATTTACCATCGGTAACTAAGTTGTTTGATAAATCTAAAGTGGTATTAATATATGATAATGAACCACGAAATAAAGAGATTGTCAAACAAATGGAAAGGGCAATTGAAGAGCATTACAATGTTTTAATTTGGCCTGAAATGGTAGAATCAAAAGATATTAACGATATGATTTTAGAAGGCTTTTCACAGTTTGAACTTGAGGATATTATAGAAAAACATACCTTCGTAAATTTAAGGGCAAAGATGGAATTTGTCAACTGGAAGAAGGTATAAGATAGCTATATAATACACTAGGGGCGATTGAATGAATACAAAAATNAAAATAACAAAAAACTCGGTATTTAAAAAAGAGGGTTTTTATGTATATGAAAATGCAATAAGCGAAGATGCGGTAAACTTACTCAGAATACAGTTTGAAATGCTGATGAATACCACAGCATATAAAGACGGCATTGAAGTTATTGATAATAAAACTGTTCGTAAATATGCGGATAAACAAGTTCCTCATTCCTATCCGCAATATGCACATCATGCATTTGAAAGTTTAATGTTAGTAATTCAACCAAAAGTTGAAGAAGTTACTGGGTTAACATTATTACCGTGTTACACATACGCCAGGGCAATGTATGAGGGNGCTATTATGTTAAAGCATAAAGATAGACCTTCTTGCCAATATTCAGTTACCATGTGTATTGATGANGATAAGGANTGTGAATATCCTATCTATATGGAAAACTATGCAGGTGAGGTGAATGAAGTTTACCTTGCACCAGGTGATATGATAGTGTATAATGGCACTGAGTTGAATCATTGGCGTGAACGTTATACTGGCAAAAGACAAATACAAGCCTTTTTACATTATGTTGATGCTAATGGTCAATACGCCGAATACAAGTTTGACAAACGTCCCATGTTAGGNATACTAAAATGAATGANGTGAAGTTAATTAATTACTCACAAGGTAATAATGGTAATCTATTAGAACAAGTCGCATATGCGGCAAGAGTTTCTAATCCATCAAATCAAAATAATAATGATACTGCTGAAAAGTTAGTTCGTTATCTAATCAAGAATCAACATTGGTCTCCACTAGAAATGGTGAGTGTATGTTTAGAAATAAACACTACTAGAGACATAGCAAGACAAATTTTAAGACACCGTTCATTCTCATTTCAAGAGTTTTCTCAACGATATGCGGATGCTTCTCAATTGGGTTTTGAATTAAAGGAGGCTAGACTACAAGATACAAAAAACAGACAAAATAGTTTTGAGACTGATGATTTGGCATTACAAGCGTGGTGGGAACAATATCAAAATAAAGTATTAGAGGTATGCAAAGATGCTTATGCATTTGCTTTAGATAAAGGTATTGCAAAAGAACAAGCGAGAGCAGTATTGCCGGAAGGTATGACTAAGAGTAGGATGTATATGAACGGAACCCTTCGCTCATGGGTACACTATATACAACTCCGAACCGATAAAGCAACACAAAAAGAACATCGTGATGTGGCAATTGCCTGTGCCCAAGCGATTAAAGAAATATTCCCAATGATAGGGGAATTTGTACAACAATAACAACAAGGCAGAATATGACAGAGTACGAAGGTATTAACATAGATTTAGACAAAGACAAACTATTTGATGAATTAGGAGTGAAGAGACTTAAAGAAAGTTACATGAAAGAGGATGAACAATCACCACAACACAGGTTTGCATATGTATCAAAGACATTTGGAAGTAATAAAGCACACGCTCAACGTTTGTATGAATACTCTAGTAGGCATTGGCTCTCTTATTCTACTCCTATCCTATCTTTTGGTCGGTCTAAGCGTGGTTTGCCTATATCATGTTTTCTTAACTATATTGAAGATACTGCGGAGGGTCTAGTTGAAAACTTATCAGAAACTAATTGGTTATCTATGCTTGGGGGTGGAGTCGGTATTGGGTTTGGCATCCGGTCTGCTGATGATAAGTCTACTGGTGTTATGCCTCACCTTAAAATGTATGATGCAAGTTCTTTGGCTTATCGCCAAGGTCGTACTCGCCGTGGCTCTTATGCCGCTTATCTTGATATTTCTCATCCTGACATTAATGGGTTTATTGAACTTCGGAAACCTACGGGAGATCCTAATATCCGATGCTTAAATCTACATCACGGTATTAACATACCAGATTCTTTCATGCAAATCATTGAGAAGTGTATGTTAGACCCTAATGCTGATGATTCATGGGAATTAAAAGATCCTCACTCAGGAGAAGTGCGTGATGTGGTATCAGCAAAGCACTTATGGGAACAGATTCTAGAACTACGTATGCACACAGGTGAACCATACATTCACTTTATTGATACTAGCAATAGAAAATTGCCAAAGTGGTTAAAGAAATTGGGTTTGAAAGTACATCAATCGAATCTTTGCTCAGAAATCATTTTGCCTACTAACGAAGAAAGAACGGCAGTTTGTTGTTTGTCTTCATTGAATTTGGAGTACTATGATGAATGGAAAAACGACAAACAGTTTCTCAGAGATGTGGCTGAAATGCTCGATAATGTGTTACAATACTTTATTGACAACGCTCCGGATACTGTGGCAAGAGCCAAGTATTCTGCTATGCGTGAGCGTTCTATTGGGGTGGGTGCTCTTGGGTTTCACGCTTATCTTCAGAGAAACAACATAGCGTTTGAGGGTGTAATTGCCAAAGTGGCAAATAATAAAATGTTTAAGCATATTAGAAAGGGTTTAGATGAAGCGAATCATCAATTGGGTAAAGAACGTGGGGAGGCTCCAGATGCCACTGGTACAGGCTTACGCTTTAGCCATCTTATGGCTATTGCTCCTAACGCAAGTTCCTCTATCATTATGGGTAATACTAGCCCTTCTGTGGAACCTTATCGTGCCAATGCTTATCGTCAGGATACTTTATCTGGCTCACACCTCAACAAAAACAGATACCTCGACAGACTCATCAAGTCAAAACTAGGTATAGTTGATGATGTTCCTACTGAAAAGTATAGTGATGTTTGGTCCTCTATTATTGCTAATGACGGCTCTGTTCAACATTTGGATATTCTTTCTGACATCGAAAAAGAAGTATTCAAAACATCAATGGAAATAGACCAACGATGGGTTATCGAATTAGCTTCCGATAGACAAGAATATATTGACCAAGCGCAATCATTGAACCTGTTCTTTAGACCTGATGCTCATATTAAGTATCTACATGCTATTCACTTTATGGCATGGAAGAAAGGATTGAAGACTTTGTACTATTGCCGTTCCGAGAAAATTGGTAAAGCAGATAAAGTGTCGAAGAGAATTGAAAGACAAGTAATTGAAGAATTAGATATGACACAAGTTGCACAAGGTAACGACTGTCTAGCATGTGAAGGATAAAATGAAACCAACAATCGCAATGTTTATCAATGACCCAAAATGCTCAGTACAATCTGGCAATGGGTTGATGAAAGCACTTGGCGAACATTACAACTTCAAATTATTTTCTAAGAATGAAATGGAGGAAGGCTTCTTTGACAAGAATATTGACATAGTTGCCTTCCCTGGTGGATTTGGTGATTCGGACTCTTTNGATACATTACTTAAGCAAAATGGTAAGTATGTACGAAAGTTTGTCAGAAAAGGTGGTAAGTATCTAGGTATTTGTATGGGTGCGTTTTGGGCAGGTAGACATTACTTTAATTTATTAGAAGATGTTGATGTAACACAATACATTTGCGAACCAGGTACCTGTACAAGAAGACCTCATGCAAAGAATATGCCAACTACATGGTATAATGGTCTTATGAACCACAACATGTTCTTCTATGATGGCCCTACGTTTGTTGGTGATGGTGAGTTTCAAACACTTGCTACATATACAAACAGCGGTATGCCTATGGCGATAAAACAAAAGAATCTTGCTTTAATAGGTTGCCATCCCGAGAGTGAAGAATTTTGGTATGATAGTTATTCTTATATGAAAGGTAAGTATCATGGAGGTATACAACATGACCTACTACTAGATGTAGTAAATGAACTTATGGAGATAAAATGATAGTGATTGATTTGTTATTTGCTGGATTTGTAACATGCATAGGTTGGTGGGGTGCCGAGCATTATGTAATTGATCCTTATTTTCCACCAAGTATAGAACAACAAGAAACAACAACAAAAAAATGAAAAAAATATTAAGATTTACCGCAGAATGGTGCAAACCATGTGTACAGTTAACTGAAAACTTAAAACGAGCGGATTTAAAAACTCCTCTAGAAGTTATCGACATCGAGTCCGATAACATTCTTGCAACAGAACATGGCGTCCGTAATTTACCTACGATGATTATGTTGAAAGACGGTAAAGAAATTAGTAGAATAGTTGGACTTAAAACTCCTAAACAAATTAAAGAATGGGCGGGCGAATGATTAAAAAAGCTGGTACAAATCTAACAGATACAAGAGATTCATTTAAACCATTCAGTTATCCTTGGGCTTATGAAGCCTGGTTGAAACACGAGCAATCACATTGGCTACACACTGAAGTGCCCATGATGGAGGATGAGAAAGATTGGAAAAAGAAACTCACACCAGAAGAAAAGAAATTCTTAACACACATCTTTAGATTTTTCACTCAAGGTGACATTGACGTTGCTGGTGGTTATGTAAAGAATTATCTACCGCATTTTGCACAACCTGAAGTTCGTATGATGCTTCTAGGTTTTGCGGCAAGAGAAGCATTACACGTTGCGGCTTATTCTCATTTGATTGAGACTTTAGGTTTACCGGATACGACATACAATGAATTCATGGAATATGCCGCTATGAAAGAGAAGCATGAGTATTTGTTGGAGCAATCAAACGGCATTATTAATACAGCGACAACTGCTAGAAATATTGCTATGTTCTCAGCGTTCACAGAAGGTATGCAACTGTTCAGTTCGTTCATCATGCTCTTAAACTTCCCAAGACACGGTAAAATGAAGGGTATGGGCCAAATTGTCACATGGTCTATTGTAGACGAAACTCAACATACCGAAAATATGATTAAATTGTTCAGAACATTTATACAAGAAAATCAGGCAGTTTGGAATGATGAACTCAAAGGCGAGATATATACAATTGCGGAAAAAATGGTACAGTTAGAAGACAAGTTTATCGACTTGGCTTTTGAGATGGGACCCATGGAAGATTTAACTTCAGAAGATGTTAAGAAGTATATTCGTTATATTGCAGACCGTAGACTAATCTCTTTAGGTCTGAAAGGTGTTTTCAAAGTTAAACGTAATCCTCTACCTTGGGTAGAGGAGATGATTAACGCACCTACACATACTAACTTCTTTGAAAACCGAGCAACCGACTATGCGAAAGGTGCTTTGAAAGGACAATGGAAAGATGTGTGGGCACATTAAAATAATAATAAGGAAATAAAATGGAAAGACAAGTAACCGGAGAATGTAGCAGTTGTGAATCCCATTATACAATTGCTTTTGTTGAAGAAATTGTATCAGAAGAGTTGCCAGAATACTGCCCATTCTGCGGCGAAACCATTGAAGCCATCACGGAAGACTATATAGAAGATGATGACTTCAATGAGAATGAGGAATGGGACAACTAAACTGGATTTATAAAGAACAAGAATTTGCCGAAGAAATGATTGGTGACAATTATGGCTTTGTCTACTTAATTACCAATATAGTTAATGGTAGAAAATATATCGGTAAAAAATTCTTTTATTCCGCTAGAACAAAACAAGTCAAAGGTAAGAAAAAACGTTACAAAGTTTTTAGTGACTGGCAAACTTACTATGGAAGTAGTGAGGAATTGAAAAAAGATGTTATAATACACACAAAGGAAAACTTTACAAGAGAGATAATTCATTTATGTAAATCAAAAGGTGAATGTGGTTATCTTGAGGCTAAAGAACAATTTGTGCAAGGTGCGTTAGAAAGTGATGAGTATTACAATACATGGATTATGGTAAGAGTAAGAAAGTCGCATATTAAGGAATATAATGCTGGACTATCTAAGACTAGTTGAAAATTTTGATTTGTTGTTCTTCATTCCAAATGATGACCACGCAAATGCTATGACAGTTCGAGGTGAAACATATCTTGATAAAGGTGAAGAAATTGACCGCACATCGGTAGGACCATCATGGACTGTTATGTTGTTTAAATACAACGATGAAGGAATGATGACTGATCTGGAACGCTTTGATGCGGTACTTTCAGAGCCAAGAGAATATATTTCAACACTTATACCAGATGATTGGTTTGGTGTAGTTGCTAGAAGAACCACAAAATCTGTTGAAATAATTGAAGATTTATTTGACAGCCTTAAAAAATTGTGTTAGAATCATACATGTAACTACCGAAAGATTATATGATTTTAATTGATATTAACCAAGTTGTGCTATCAGGTTTAATGGCACAAATCGACCAAAAGAAAAAATTCGATATGCCGGAAGAAATGTTCAGACATATTGTTTTAAATATCATACGGTCTCATGTTAAGAAATTCAAAAACAAATACGGTGAAGTTATTATCTGTTGTGATAACAGAAAATACTGGCGTAAAGAAGTCTTTGAATTTTACAAAGCAAGCCGTAAAAAAAGCAGAGAGAAATCTAAATTAGATTGGCATTACATATTTGATATGTTAACTAAATTTAAAGAAGAGATTAAGCAAAATATGCCTTACAAGGTCATTGACGTTGAGGGTGCGGAAGCCGATGATATTATTGCAACTCTTACCGAAAGCACAAACCCAAACAAAGAAAAAGTTCTAGTATTATCTAGTGACAATGACTTTTTACAACTTCAAATGTTTAAGAATGTTGCACAATATAATCCTGCAACTAAAAAATTCTTAGTGTCTGAGACACCAATCAAAGACTTAAAACTAAAAGTCATTCAAGGCGACAAAGGTGACGGTATACCGAACGTTCTATCACCCGGAGATACATTTGTATCTGGAGGTAGACAAAAGTCTCTAACAGAGGCCAATCTTACAATGTTATTAGACACACCCCATGAAGATTGGACTGATGATACTGCTAAGAAAGGTTTCGAAAGAAATCGTCAACTAATTGACTTTAGATACATACCTAAGGATTTAAAAGAAAAGATTATGGCAGAGTATAATACAGTAAAGCCGCAATCAAGACAAAAAATGTTCTCTTACTTTATAGAAAAGAGACTGACTAACTTAATGGATGTAATAGAGGAATTTTAATGGCTACGAAAAACATATATGAGATTTTTGACGAATTCGAGAAAACAAAAACTCATCAAGAACGAATGGATGTTATTGGTAAAAACTTAAGCGGTACACTCGTTGAAGTTTTGAAGATGACTTTTCATCCAGAATTTCAATGGAAAATAACAGAGTTACCTAGCGACTACAAAATACCGACAGACCAGTTACCTGGTTTGACTTATGACACAATAAGCAATAAGATTAAAAAATTATACNTGTTTAGGGAAGGTGATCCTACTGCAAATGCGCTAACCCCNAAAAAACAGAATGAATTGTTAATTCAACTTTTAGAATCTTTAGAGCCTCGTGATGCTGAGGTTATTATTGGTATCTTTAACAAGGATCAAGGTGTTAAAGGTTTAGATTATAAGTTTGTGAAACAAGCATTTCCAAATATGTTACCATAAAGGAGTAAAATTAGGTGTCAAAATTTGTAGGTAAGTTTCGTAAAGATCGAGATACTTTAGAAGATTACAATGAGTATCAAAGAAACCGTAAAAAAAATAAGCAAAATAAAAATTTCAAGCATTTTGCTGACATGGATTATTCTGGACAGGAATCTATATCTATAAAGACTAAAAATAGAAAACCGTTGTATTAATACAACAGATACCTTGACAACCCTCCACAGGTGTGATAGAATTGTAATTCTGGAGGTCAAAATGATTATACATCCTAGTTTTAAAAAGACAAAGAAACGCAAACTGCCAAAAGCGGTATGTGAACAATATGAATCATGGTTAAAAAGCCATACACCTGAGAAAAAAGTCGTTATGAAAACTGAAAAATACGTTTACAAACTATCCACATCACCAAGAGGTGAGTCCGTTCGTCATCCATCATTAAATTCCGGTTTAGCCGTTGCAACTAAAGCACCCGCTAAAGTTTATACAGGCACAAAGGTCATGGGTATTGCTACAATGCACAAATCCAATGCTGTTCCTGTGTTTAACAATGAAGAAGCCGTAGCAATTTCAAGTATGAGGCGATAAAATGAAGAAAAAAGAAACTTTCGTTGTAAATTTACAACGTCCACATTGTCGGACACCGATAAAACCTGTACAACCTCATAAAATTGAGGTAAAATATGTTCGAAAACCCAAGCATTCCTTAAAATTGAAAGAAAATTATGAAGATTGACCATAAACCATTGGACAAAGTGATAAAAGCATGGGCTAATAGTAACGAAAAACCAACTCTTTCAAAAATTTATAATGTGGACGACCTATTCGAAGACATTCCAGACAATCCTGATGAGATTTTGTTCAAAATTCCCGATGAAATCATTGCGGAAGCAGGATGGCAAGAAGGAGATGAGATAGAAATCAACTCTGAAGGTCAAACTTTAGTATTAAAAAAGAAAGATGTTGCGGTAAACAAACAAAGTACTTGACCTTTGGGGTATTTCTGCTATAATAGAGTCTTACTTATAGGAATGTTATGCAATTAATTCAATCAAAATCACTTTTAGCTAAACTGATGGCTACNGAAAACGTTCTCGTTGAAGAACGTAAATGTTCCACTGCATCCTTTGATGTTAAAAATCGTATTTTGACGATTCCAATCCTTGACAAAAAACTCTCTGTTGAACTTTACGACTTATTTACAGGTCACGAAGTCGGTCATGCACTCTATACACCTTTAGANGGTATGAAAGCCGCNATCGAATCTAAAACGGTGAATTCCGGCATTCTTAATGTTGTGGAAGATGTGCGTATTGAAAAGAAAATTCAATCCAAATTTCCTGGTCTTAGAGGATCATTCTTAAAAGCATACAATGAATTGCTCGACCGTGATTTCTTTAGTACTGTTGGCAAAGACCTCAATCAAATGAATTTCATTGATCGTATCAATATGCACTCTAAAGGCGGTGCTCAACTTCTTATCAAATTTGATGATGAGGAAAAAGAATTGTTGAATGAAGTTCAAAATACTGAAACGTATAATGATGTTGTTGTTGTTGCTAAACGTATTCAAGAGTTCATGAAAAAACAAGCCGACCAAAAGCGTGAAGAACAGGAACAAAAATTTCTTTCTAGGNAATCCGAANACGGTGAAAATGGAGATGAAATGGAACACAGCGATGACCCATTTGATTTCNCCGATTTTGATAATTTTGNTGAAAATNCTTCTGGATTTGATGATCCNGATTTGGATGTAAAATCTTTTACCGATGAAGCCTATCGTAGAAACGAAAATCGTCTTCTTGACCAAAAATCAAGAGATTTGACATACCTGAATGTTCCCGAAATAGATACCAAAAAAGCCGTATTAGATTTTAAAGAAATGTATGCAAAATTTTTGGAGGATGGAGGTACATTAGACCTAGAAGGTTTTCAAAAATTACGCAAAGAATCTGAGAAGATTGTTTCTTATCTCGTAAAAGAATTTGAAATGCGTAAAAATGCTGAACAACTGAAACGTGCATCTATTTCCAAAACCGGTGACCTGAACATGAGTAAAATCTACTCATACGGTTTCTCTGAAGACATCTTCAAGAGAATCACGGTTGTACCAAACGGGAAATCACACGGCTTAGTTATGTTCATCGATTGGTCCGGTTCTATGCAAAATCACTTAAAAGGTACTGTTAAGCAATTGTTTAACTTAGTATTATTTTGCCGTAAAGTTTCAATACCTTACGAAGTGTATGCTTTTTCCAATAATCTTCATGATGCGGATTCTTTTGCCGAACCTAAGAATTACAGAGCAACACCTAAAATCGGTGACATGAAACTCACGGATTTTAGATTATTGAATATTCTTTCGAGTAGAATGGGTTCTTCAGATTTCACGACCGCTTGTGCCGCTTTGTGTGCATTTTGTAACTATAGTAATTTGCAAACAAATAGAGTTATACCGCACTGGTTCGGTCTCGGTTCTACACCATTGAACGAGTCTATTATTGCCGCTATGAAGATTGTACCGGAATTCAGAAACAAGTATAAGCTCCAGAAAGTTCATGCCGTGTTTTTGACTGATGGTGAGGCTGATGCAATCGATCTAGTATGGGTTAATAAGTCAGACCAACGTACTCAAGCAATGACTGTGGTTCCTGAGGGCATTGATAGATACGATGGTGCCATTATTCGTCATCCCGCTACCAAAGAACAGGCATATATTGCACCGGCATACCGAAATCTGATGACTAAAGGTTTGATTGAATTATTGAAAGAAACGGTTGGTTGTACTGTGATTGGTTATTATCTGTTGAATTTTTCCGAAATGAAAAGAAACAGAAATAATTATTTTGAGAGTGCTAGTCAACTTGAAGAAGCTCTAATAAACTTTAGAAGAAACAAATTTGAGATTGTTAAGTCCGCTGGCTATGATGAATACTATTTGTTGAAATCTGATTCAAATCCACTTCACGTTTGGGGAAAACAAGTCACCGANGAATTCGAAGAGGAAACTTTTGAAGTTGCCGAAAATGCAACTCGCCGTGGTATTGCATCTGCCTTCATAAAGCACAATACCAATAAAATGTCGAATCGTGTTGTCCTCAACCGATTCATTAACTTAATAGCATAGGAGATAAAATGCGCTCAACACTTATTGAACAAGTGAATGATGGATGGGTTGTTAAATTATTGGATAATGATAAGGTTATCAAAATGTCCGTCATTCGGGACTATGAGGATGCGGTAAAATTCTCTGAGCAATATATCAAAGAACAACCGCTTAATGAAAAAGTATTNCTTAAGGAAAATCTGTGAGTGATTTAACAAAAGAACAAAAAGAGATTTTCTGCATCACTCAAGAGGAGTGTGCAGAGGTCACCCAAGCAATCTCTAAAATCTTTAGATTCGGTATTAATTCCGAGCATAATGGTGTTACCAATATTCAAAGACTTGAGGAAGAAGTTGGTGACCTGTTAGCTATGGTTTCTTTACTTAAGGATAAAAAGATTATCAATGAAGATAATGTAACGAAGTATATTGGAGAAAAGATGACTAGGTTGAAGACTTGGTCTTCTATTGAATTTTAAACGAAATTGCGAAACATCTGCCTTTGTTGGAATTCTCTTGTGAGTCTTTCAACATCGGCCGCTGTGGATGGCTTTTTAGCTTCAATATATAATTCTAGTTCAGATTGTTTCATACGTTGACGAATAAATTTAAATGCTTTAATGATACTCATGTTAACCCCTATTAGTGTTTNTACTAATATATATAATAGTTTTATATTTCAAAACAATGACAGACGAACAAATTTTAGAGTTTTATAACAAACTGGTAGAGTTTCGTGGTGGTACAGTTCCTCATCCGGAGCATCACCCCTTACAGTTTGCACACCTAGT